TGATGTAAATCTGGATTTATTTTGTTCAAAGTTTCCATTCTAACTACAGGCCATTTTCCAGATTCAGCTGACTGATAGGTTAAGGCATTTGCATATTTAACAATGTTATCAGGATTTTTAAAAAATCCATCTGTACACATTGAAGGAAATAACATTTTATTTTCTTCCTTTAAACCACTGAGGTAATCCTAAATGAACTCTAGCATCAAATATATTTTGTTCAGCGTAAGGAGTATCTTTACTATTATAATGTAAAAAGACTTGAGCAGCTTCTTTTTTCTTAAAAGGTTCTCTCCAATGTTCTAAATCACATCCTCTGTAAACTAACATATCTCCTATATCTAAATCTACTTTTATACCTTTGTTGGCATTTTTCTTTAATTTAATTGTTTGATCATGACCAGAGGCAATACCTTTTTCTCCTGTAGGATCTAAAAATATAGGCCAAGAATCTCCTCCTAATCTAAGAGTTGTAGATATTTCACAACTAAATCTATCTGTGTGTCTGTATAAAGTATCTCCTTTTTTATAAATTCTAGCATAAGAATATGAAGGGTTTAATTTTAAACCGGTAACTTTTTCCATGACTGGTTGTAGTTTTAACATTAAAGTTTCCATAGCAATATCACAATAATGAGAATAAGTGTTTGGTATTTGAGGGTCGTTAGTAGTTCCAAAACAATCTTCAAAAGGAGACATGTATTGATGTTTTTTAAAAGTTAAATAAACTTGTTTTTTCATTAAAAAATAATTGTAAATAAACATAGCTAAGTCTTTATCTATAGCTTGTTTAATTACTGTGTATTTATGTTTTTTAAAATCAACCGCCATATTTAAAATTTTTATATCGTTTAATTAAATTAGGTGTTAAATAATTTTTTATATTATACTTTTGTTGTTTAATTTTACCGGGTCTTATTTTATGTAAATTTTTCATATTGATAATTTCATCATCGTATTTAATATTTTGAACTGTAAACTGCGTAATTTTATCTGGAATTTTTATTTCTTCTCCTGCAAACTTACTTAATTTTTTAAAAAAAGTTTTAGGAGATTTAACTAAATCTTCATAAGATAACATTAAATAATCCTGTTTAGTTCTAATAATAGTATCAATGCCTATAATCCATTTATTAAATAAACCATTCATACTCATTAATTCATTTTCTACATATCCTTCTATAGAGTCTTTAGTTAGTGTGTGATTATCTATTTTTACTTTTACAAAAGATGCAATACATTCTAATAAAGGTCTTTGTAAAATAAAAAATTTAGGGCGTTCAAAATAACATTTTAATATTTGTAGATTAAAAGGAGTGCCCCAAGGCCCGTGATCTATTATTGTATTACATTTCCAATCCTTATAGTACAAATCAAATATTTCTCCTGCTACGTTATCAAAAGATTTATGATCAGAAAAATTTTCAAACAAAGAACTTTTTTTAGAGGAATCTAATCTCCACAAAATATCAGGTACAATTGAATTGGCTGAAGCTTGAATATTTTTATTAGTGTTAATAATAGCAGATGTTAACGTTTGACCTGCTCGTGGCATAGAATTTGCAAATATAAAATTTTTAGACATAATTAAAATTTAAAACAATTCTATAATTAGAGTTTGTACAATTAGTTCCAGCATGTTTTTGAGTAGCGTTAAAAAGAACTATTTTGTTTGATTCTGACATAATTTTTTTCTTTCCTATTCTAGTATAACCATCGTTAGTATTTAAATAGTAAACACCAGTGGTACCTTTAAAATTTAAAATATCAACGTGAGAATCATACTCTTTTAAAACAGAATTGTAAACATTTAAATTAGCCTTAACTTTATATAATGATTTAGGTTTAAGTTTATCTATAAAGGGTTGAATTAAATTAAAATAGTTGGAAACAATTCCGCAATCATAAAATAAATGTATAAATTGAAATTCTTCTAAACCAGTAATGCTAGGATGAGTTTTACCATTAATAAAATTCCAAGGAAAAGTTTGACTTAAAAAAACTTCATTGAGTTTATTGTATTCTTCTGTAGTTAAAAAATTATTTTTTATTTTAATCAAGTTTTAATACCCCTAGGAACTGCTTGTAAATTAACATGGATAAACCTAAACGGGGCTTTTCCATGATCTACAGTAAATTCGTGGGGCATATATCCAGGAAAAAGTATTAAACTTCCCGGTACAGCTTTAAAATGTATTTGAGAAGTGCTAGATGAAATTACACTAGAATTTTTTTCTGGTAGTTTAGTCATTACAGCTCCAGGTCTAGGATCATGAAATATAGGATAAGAAGTTTTATCACTACACTTTAAAAAGTAAAAACCTGATACGTGTTGGTTCCAATGAACATGAATAGAATGATGACCTCCGCCATTTTTAGCAAATTCTTGAACCCACATTTCACTATAAAACATTTTATGCCCACTTAAATCAAAACCTTGATTTTCTAAAAACTGCCAAGATTTTTGAGAAATATAATTTCTAAAATCTAAAAAATTATTATCATTAAACAAAGGACCTGAGTGATGTGAAAAACCAAAATCATTTGTTTCTTTAATTATTTTTTTATTATTTTTTTTAGCTTCTTTAATATATTTATCTGTTGCTTTGGTTAAAGATTTTACAAATTCAGGTTTTGTTTCGGACCATATTGGAGATTGAAAATAATTATATAACATTATTTAAATGGATGTCCATTATGCCAAGCGACTAATGAATACCTTACTCCTTTTCTAACAGGTTTTACTCTATGCCACACATGAGAAGGAAATACAATAATAGAACCTTTAGGCAATATTTCTTTAGCTCGTACTAAATGTTTACTTTCATCTCTAGCATATGGATCATAATCTCTAAAATCAAATTCTAATTCTCCTCCTTCATACTCACTACCATCTGTTAGTTGACATGTCATAGATAGTTTTCTTATCATTCCATTTTTGTAAGGTTTATTCCAACTATCACAATGCCAATCATAATATTGATTTAATTTGTATTTTGTAAATTGCACGTTTTCAGTTCTTTCCCAATTAAAATTCCAACCTGCTTTTTCATTAGCTTCATGAACATAAGGTTGAATTTCTTTGTATATCCAACCTTCATCTAACCACACAATACTAGAATTTCTTTTTTGTTTAACTCCTTCTTCTTCTTTTCGAGATAAAGGTTTGTCATCTAAATTTCTTTGTCTACCTACTCCACCTGTTAAAGCAAACTTTTCTTTTTTACTTAAAGCATATTTAATTACTTCATCACAAAATTTAGGACGAAGGGCACTTTTAAAACACCAATAGTAATTAGACAAATTCATAAGTAATAGTTTGTATAAAGTTTAAAGAATTTTTTTGATTGTTAGTTATGTAATACATCTGAGTTGAGGGAAACATAATAAATTTGTTGTTAGTTAAAGGTATATCCCAACTTCTGCCAGCTCTACGATTATCTGTATAATGAATACGAACCATGCAATCTTCTATTCGAACACCATATAATAAAGTAAAATCAGGAGAGTTTCTTAAATCTACAGGATCAATATTTAAAAGAGGAATAGATGTTTCACTAGGTGCATATATATTACCCCAAGAAGATTTATTTACTAAACCTATTTTAAATTTAAGATCTATAAATTCACGAATATAATTATTTAATTTTTCCCATTCTTTACTATGTATAAATTCTTTATCGTAAATACCTGCCTCTAAAGATTTTAAAGCTAAAAATCTTTTATCAATTTCAAATCCTGTAGGCATTTTAACATCACCTGTATATAACGCTATTTCACTCAATACTTTCTTTTCCATAAAATGGATATACTACAATTTTAAAATATAGTCAATTACTCAGGAGGTGTTTCTGTTTTTTCAACTTCTGTATTGTAGTCCCATGATTGAGCACCTTCGTTCCAATCATACCAATGCCTATTTACTGTATCATTTTGCTGTTCTTCAGTTAAGGCTGGAGCATCTCCAATAGGAGATTTCCAAGAAGCAGTTGCAATGTCTTTTACCCAAGACGAATAAGGTGAAGGTGGCCAAAATATTTCATTAGTTGAATCCCATGTATAACCGGGCTGTGCCCAATTTCCTCTTAAAGGAGTTCCACCTAATTTATGTTGATTTGCAGAAGTATTATAAGAACTTTGAATCCATAAATTTGCAGGC